GCAACATCGCCGACATGTTTAATAAGTTGACCTGCAACCTCAAACGCTCTAGGAGAATCTGATTCTTGTGCAAGTTCTAGAATTCCATCAATTGCTTCTTGACCTTTTTCAATCATGGAGTAAAGATTACCCCGAGTATATTCATAATCTTTTTTGAGTTGTTCTTGAGTGGAAGTAACGACTTTAGTTACCTCTGGTTCTCTTTTGGCAATTTTTTCAGACTTGACCTCTGTGGGTGTAATATCCAAAGCATCATCTATTTCGTCGTACTTCATGCGTCCACGTCAGTTTGTTTGGTTGTACTGTAGATCTTTCCATCATTAAAATTGAATGTAGATTCGTTAAATCCAAAATCATCGTCAAGATCAACCAGCTCATCATCTGCAGTATTAATCACATTCACATAATCTCCCGCTTCGTGAGTGACAGCAATAGTACCGTTCTCACCTCTATTTACCTTGATAACATCACCAGTAATTTCTCTGATGAACATTACCTCCTCACCGATTTGAATATAAGATTTAGAAACTAATTCAGTACCATACTCAACACTAAATTCTGTGACGTTTGTTGCAACATTATCAGTAATTTTAGTAGAACCATCAGAGTTGTAGTCTTTGAGAGCTCTGGGAGTTGCTACATAACGAAGTTCTCTGGAAGCACCTCTCCTATCTGTATTGGTATAATAATCTACCTGTACTTTCTTAATAATATTATCATTACCAGTATCGACTGGACCAAATAGATATGTTTTCGCAGTGAAGTCTAATGTGTATACCAGAGATCTCCTAGTGGTAAAATCTCCCTCATAATCATCATCCATCTGAATACTATTAAGAACCATTGGAATATCTCTGGTCTCGCCTATTTGTTCTACTAGGTTGATTGTCAAATTGAAGTGGGGTTGAAAATATGGTAATATTTGTTCTACTATCTGTAGTGCATCTTCATTCAGTTTTGTCATAATTGACAATCTGATATTTACATTATATGGAACAGGCATAAAAGCCTTAGTAATTTTTTTATTATTCTGATCTACAACCTTAAAAGTTTGCATGGTTGAAGATTTTCTGGTTGGATCATATGAGATACCTACCATCTCAAAAGCCATTCTTGGTAAAGTTATTGCAACTTCTTTTTGAAGATTCGGAGATTGCTCAATCCTTGCCAAAAATTTCTGCATAGGTCCATATGCAATAGGGACCTTTAATTGACTAAATCCGTTTCCAGATTTATCTTTATGTTTAATTTCAATATCATTGAATAATGTACCGAAAGCAATTACTGTCTTTCTCAGTATTTCGTGATAAAAATAAGTCCCAAACATTAGAATTCTCCAAATGGATTAATCTGACTAAAGTCAATGATTTTGTCTGCCTCTGATTCAATATCTATGTTATCTGCGAATTCATCCAAGAACTCATTGGTATTGACAGTGGAAACTTTATAACTCGCACCCACACCAACAACAGACTCTCCATTTTGGAATGTTCCATTAACTGTAGCGAGTTTGAGGATACGATCATCAGCATCCCACTCTCTTACATACCCAGTTGCACCAGAACGTTGCCCAGTAACTACTTCGTTATATTCATAATCACCAAATGTATCTGATGTTGGTGAGGTGAAAGTAACTTGTGGAGTAAAGGTATATCCTGCACCAGCGTTTGAGTAAAGAACCTGAGACACTTGTCCATTTGCATTGCGGACTACCTCCGACTTTGCGTTATTAATTTCAGAACTGACACCAACAGATTCTGCAACAAATATTGGTTCAATGAATACTTGCGGGTCAGTGGTATAACCTACACCACCACTACTAATTGCAACAACTGGTAGAACTCCTGTATTCATCACCGCAGTAGCAATACCACCAGACCCGTTTGAACTAATAAATTCAACAGTTGGCAATTCCGTATAACCATAACCAGGATTTGTTATAAGTATTCGGTCGATACCCCTCTTATTATTTACAGTTCTAGAAGTCATGATTGCAACTGCAGTTGCAGGAGTTCCATTAACTGGATTGGAGAAAGTTACTGTTGGTGCTATTGTATATCCAATACCGGTTGTATCATTATTCTGATCATCGAAAGTAATACTAGAAATACCACCAGCAGATATAGATACAGTCGCAACAGCCTGTTCACCTTTTTCAAAACTATCTAAGTAAATTCTAGAACCTACAGTTGCTCCAACTCCATTATAAACTGATGCTGTATCATATATTTCAAAATGATCAAAGTACTGGATACCACCAGTAGTCGATCCAAGTGATACTACATTATCATCAATAAACTTTTGATTTTCATAATTAGTTCCAGAAAGATCGTTATAAAACTGTCTAACTCTAGCACTTCCCAGAGGATCATTCCACATAGAGAAGATAGTTCCGTCCCAACTAAACTCAAGTTTATTCCACCCACTAGTAAATGATAATGATTCATCTGAAATAGCAGTGTCAAACTGTGCATTATCTGTTCTTCTTATTTCAACACTAATTGTACTATCTGCAGTCCATTTAAGATTTACGAAGTTTGATTTATAAAGATATCCACTTGTTGGAGTGGATCCCGTGTAGTAATAATAGAATATTACAGTTCCTACAGATTTTTGTCCTGTTATTCCGCGAGTCGTATCTAATTGCCACTCTCTATCATCAATCTTAAGAGAATAATTACTTTCAATTACATTGATAGGATAGTCAAGTACATATTCATTTGGAACTGTTGGTGTTGTAGAAATTGCAACTGTTGCAACACCGATATATTGTGTTCCGGGATTGGTAATATTAAAACTTTGAATACTACCATCAACACCAAGAATTGCAGTAGCTGTAGCAGTTACACCGATACCAAAGAAAGGTTTTTGTATCTTAACTGTAGGTGCAGTTACATATGCACCGTCATGAATTAGATCTAAGTATTGTAGAGACTTGTAAGTAGTATCGGTAACAATTCCTGAAACAGACGCCACCGCAGTTGTGGCAGCAGTTCCTACAAGATTTAAAGTTAGAATATTGCCAAACTGAGATACAGTTTCATTGACATTAGATCCTTCCGAATCTACTTGTGCAACATCAATAATCTCATCTTCAAATTCAAATCTCTCACACAAGAGTTCATAAACATATAAATTTCTGAGTTGATAGAAAGGTTTCTTACCTTCTACAAATTTAATTTCAAAAAGTGCTCCCTCTAAAGGAAAGAAGATCAGGTCGCCCTCATTAGGTCTTTTAGCCTTCTTTCTCTCTCCAGCTGGGAATTGATCGATGATTGGTTGAACGAAATCATCATATCGTTCTTTTGATATAACAAGAGTTAGTTCATCTGTATTTCTAACACCAAACTTTGTAAGGAGTTCTGCACTTGCTCCAGCAAATCCCTCATAGTTCATCAAATATGCTTCAATTCTGAAACTATCGTCAAACTTTGCAGCAGTATTTTCTCTTATAACAGTATTTTCCCCAATAATTTTTCTTGGTAAGTACAAAACGTCCTCACCATACATTTTTAATTGTTCATTAACCAAGTCCTGAATGAGTCTTTGCTCACCAGGTGATCCTTGAAGAAAATAAGAATTTAGTGGAGACATATCAGCCTATTAAATCGATTGGTGGTAACTCGTATTCATTCTTGAGTTGTTCTTCCAGTTTTTCTATTTCTGCAAGACCATCTTCATAAATTTGCCTTCCGTTGAGTTGAACTCCACCTGGAAGAGTAACTCCCTGGAACTTAATCATATTCATACCCCACTGTTTCTTAATCAGTGCAGTAAGATATCTCTTTAACCAGAAATCATTGTAAACTTTACTAGCCTCAGCAGGATTCACAATCCTATAACAATCAATAATTATATATTCATTTTTACCAACTTCACTCCAATCAATATCCAGATACAATTTATGATTAGTTTTATTAAACCTAATCATTGCCTGTGGATTTAACAAGTGATCTAGATCTTCAAGATACCTCTTGACCATTGAATAATTCAATAAATCTAGAGCGCCATAATAGTAAACATCATTTAAAAATAATTGATATTTAACATTGAACAATCCGTCAGATATAGTATTAGAATTTAATTTTAATATTGAGTTAACGCCAATAATAGAATCTGGTAGGGGTAGATAATTTACACCTTCAACATATTCTGCAGAGGTTAATCCAGCACCAACAACAGTTGCAGACTGGGTTGTAGAAATACCAGTTTGAATAATTGTCTCTTTTTCTGTTGGTGTTAATTTATGTTTTAGGTACACCCGTTCAATACCATCATAGTGACGCTCATGAAAGTATTGGATCGCATCATCAATTAAATTGTCAACTTGATCGTCATCTACGTTTACTTCTAAGACTGGCTTACCTAGTTGTTTGAGGCAGTATTCTTTCAACTCCGCTCTACTAGATGGTTGCGCCATAAAAAATACCCCTAGTTTCCTAGAGGTATTTATAAACCATGAGAGAGTTCTTACTCTCCCTTCAGTTCGCGGATCTCTTCGCGGAGGGTATCGATCTCTGCCTTAAGTTCTGTGATCGCCTGGAACGCGACGGCAACGAGGTTTCCGTAGGATACTGCCTTGATTCCGTTCTCCTCACTTACGAGTTCTGGGAACTCTTTCTCAACTTCCTGCGCGACAACACCAACTTGCTCTCTGTTGTTAAGATCGATACGTTCGTAACGATATCCAATAATGCGTGAGATGCTATCTACGCAATTTTCAAGAGGTCTGAGGTTGGTCTTCAGTTTGATATCGGAGTTTGCCTGAACTGTTACAGGAGCTCTAAATTCACCGTCTGTTCTAAAGACAAACGCTTGTTTACTTCCAAATCCATTTTGAAGATTCGTCCAAACCTCAACTTTAAAGTCCGAAAGAATGAAAGTATCTTCTGCATCGATACCGAACTCGGAACTAGTGAAACCTCTACCAACATCACCGTTAGCAAGAACCATACCGTCGTCAGATGACGCGATCATTAGACCACCACGACCAGAAACCTGCGAGATAGATCCGTTCTGTCCGAATCTGATGTAATCTGCCTGTTGGTTTGTGGGAGTATCGGGTATGGTAGAGATATCTGAGAAGTCAATTCTTCCGTTTTGACCAACGGTTACAACTGCGTCTAGAGTATCTGCAGCATCAGATCTGAGGAATGATGCTCCTTCGATTCCATCAACCGTGTCCGCGTCAAGACCAGATGAAGGACCATCGTTTCCAACGTGGAATACCTGGTTACCACCGATCTCTAGGTTAGCAAAGTTACCTTCGCACCAACGGATGTTTTGTGAGGAAAGAACTGCACCCCATCCATCTTCGTTCTTGATTACAAGACCGCCACCATTCGTGGTGAAGGTTGCCGCGGGCGCGGTTGCCTCTGTACCATAAGCAGTATCATCATAGAAATTTTCATCAAACGCAAGTACTCCAACTGATTCCGTGTAGTACGCAGAAGTCATTTCAGAGTTATTAAACTTGATGGAGTTCGTTGTGATTGGAGTAGTAACTGAGGTGAAACTCAAGTTGTTTGCAACCGTATCATTTGCATCAGCTCTTACGAAGGATGATGCTTCAATACCATCAAGTAGATCTGCGTTCAGGTTATTAATTAATGTGGTTGAAGAAACACTGAATGGTGCAGTTCCAGTTGCCTGGGTGAAGGTTCCTCTACGGAACTGCATATCACCAATAGAGGTGAAATCTCCACTACTATTAATGTTAGCAACATCAGTACTACCAGAAGACTCTCTGAAGATAAGTGAAGTATTATACTGAAGATAAAGTGAGTTATTATAAAGTTGAATTCTACCGGATGAATCGCCAGTGAAAGAACTTGAGTTAGTAAAGGTAATATCCTTACCACCGAGGACTGTGAATCCTGCGGACATGGTTCCAGAAAGTGTTGGATTTCCTGTCAATGTGTAAGTAGAACCATTACCAATCAACATACTACCGTTACCAGGTAACGCGCCTAGGCCCGTACCACCTCTTGCGATAGAAAGTTGTCCAGTACTGTTGTTAATGTCTAAGTAATATGCACCGTTCTGACCACCTAGGGTTGCGGAGTCAACGTCACCACCACCAGTAGAAGACTTAATAGTGATTTCACCATCAGACCCAATTCCAAACGTACTTAACTTAAACTGAGAAATACCAAGTGTTGAATAGTCATCTGGTGTAGAAACGACTCTATTAAGAGTCATTTGAATATCACCAAAGTAGGTGTTGACTCCTACACCATTAGGTGCTAGATCTGCAGATGTGTAAGTTACGCCAATTGGTTGAGTTGTTCCAATACCAACTGACTTAATAACCTTCTTAAAGGAAGAATCACCGTAAAGAACAACGTCTGCGTTTGCAGTTCCAGCACCAAGTCTTGCAGGATCAAATGTGCCCGAAATAATATTCTGAGCGTCAAGTGAACTGGAAGAAAGTAGAGAGAAGTTAGAAACATCTGAAGAAGATGTATTTACTGAACGTTCATAAACAACATTTTGTTGTTGGAAGGTTACAATACCAACATTTTCTCCATATGCAGCAGTCAAATCAATCGTGTTAAGGAGTAGACCGTTAACGGAACCAATTGATTGATTTCTTGTAGTGTGTAATGTGAAAGAGTTGGTTGTCTTAGAACCGATGTAGTAGAAGTTTCCAGTTGTAACACCAATTGGTGCAGGACTACCAGGCGCAATTCTAATTGCATCACCTTGATTGAATGGGTGATTCTTAAATACAATCTGATTTGTATCGGTTACAATACCAGCTCTAGTAAGAGAATGTGTACCAGTACCAGAACTTAGTAATGATTTGACAGTTGTAAGCGAATAAGTGGTGTATAACTGAACAGATGTGACACCGACAGTCTTAGCATAATAGATTTCACCATCAAGTAAATCATTAATTACAACACCACCGTTGGTGCTGTATCGAACTGGATCTCCATCAACAAATGGGTGACCAGAACCAAGAACGATACGATCATTGGCAAAGTCAACACTACCAGAAACGAGATAATCGGATGGAGTGAATGTTTCAGTTAACGCAATGCCAATGTTCGTAGAGTATCCAACTGCACTTTCATCTGCGATGTAATCGGGAAGAACAGTGCTACCGGGGAACTTCTGAGTACCTGCGGTACTTTCTTGCAGTGCAAGATATAGTCTTGTCTCAACTTCGGCAACATCAATCGTGAAGTTGGATCCACCAACTCTACCACCAATTACACTTGGATCGTTAAGAGTTAAAGTATTACCAACTGCATATTTAAATCCACCAGTTTGGATAGCAACGTTTGTTACGTTACCAGAAGGTCCAATAGTAATCTTAGCACTTGTTCCAGTACCAATACCGGAGGATTGGTCAAGTCTCACACCAGTGTAAATGCCTGGGTTAGAGTATCCAGAACCGCCTACAAGGTTAGTAACCGCAATAGGTACACCCTTAACTAAACCAGTTGTACCATAACCAATAGCGGGGTCCACAACAGTCGTGTTAACACCAACTCCTGGAGGTCCAGTAACAAGACCGATTGCACCGCCGCCAGTAACTGCAGACACAACTTCAAATCCGTTAGTAAAGTTAAAGTCGGAAAGTGCATCGTTAGCATCATTACTGGAGTCGAGAATTAGATATTGTCCAATCAAGTCAGAGATTAGGACGAAGGAGTCGGTTGGTTCAACAACCGTGTCACCTTGATTAAGGTTAGTTGCAGGAATCAAGTTAACTAGTTGAATTCTACCACCATCTCTATCAGCTCTGAAGTAGTTTACAGATCTCGGTGGAACGAGATCAGCGTTAATCTGACCGATTGCGTTCAACTGAACAATCGCGTTTGGAATAGCGTTAGTTGAAACCGTTTTGTCAAGAACACTACCAAGTCTATTATTGAGGAAAGATCTAATTGCTAACTGAGTTGCAATTCTGGTATTCTTAGCGCCACCAGTTTCATTATCTCCAAGACCAACATCAACAGAGAATTCTTCAATGACTGCACCACCAGATAGAGACAATCGGATAGAATCCAATGTACCAATAGTAACAGTATTGTTAAAGATGATATTACCAGTTCTGTTGAATGCGGTAATTGCATCACCAACCTTAAAGTCGCCCAGTTCGTTTGTACCTGAGGAGTATACTCGTCCACCAAGTTCGGAAACCTGTTCAGTATCTGGATCGGATTTTCCTCCATTTTCTGGTAGAGCATTATAGTCAATACCAGAACCAGAATATTCCCATGTATGAGAAGAAGAGTTAACAATAGATGGTCTATGGAAGTGTAGTCTATACTCTTCTGGTAGATCTGCAAGGTTTAGAATCTGGTTACCAGGGGTAGTAGAATCCACCTTGAACTCCACAGTCCAATAAGTAGATAGTCCTGCAACAACAGTAATACCAATTGCAATTGGGTTTGGTGAGGTGTGATCGGTAACTGTTAAATTACTACCACCATCGGAAACTGTGAATGGTCTTCTGATACCACCAGATAGTTCTAGACCAACTAGAAGTTCTCTACTAGAATCGTAGTAAGTTACAGCGTAACCAATTGCAGTACCACTAGCGACAGTCTGTTGAATGAGTCTACCTGACTGGAAGTTTGCAGTAGAACCAGCACCCGCTAGGGTCAACAACTGATAAGAGTTGTGTGCTTCTGTAATCTGAGTTGCGAAGAAGTCTTGAGAAGCCTTCGTCAGGGTATGAATACCACCATTACCAGTGTCAGTTAGATCAACTAGAAGTTGAAGTGAATCGTCTTCGTAAAGTTGGATAGTATTTGCATCAATGTAACCAACGTAGTACTGGTTATCATTAACAAGACCACCAATAATTCTTTCTGGAATATCTTGCTCATCACCGTTATAAACAACAGCGTCTCCATTGACAAAAGTGTGATTAGTGATTGTAAGAGTTTCAGCAACTAAATTAACTGCAGTTGAAGCGTCGAAGTTTTTCTGAGTTGTGGTTGGTTTGAAAAGATTGGTTTTATCTTCTAAACTATCATTGAAGAACTTCAGGACATAGTTATCGATATCAGAACGTCCATAACCAACCGCCTTAAGGGTCTGTAGACCACCTGAAGTACCAGTTGCAGCGATTCTACCTCTATCAAAGATGAAAGAGTTTCTAGAGAATCCTGTCGCCCTTAGAGAATAGAAACCAAAGTTAGTTGCAGAGTTGGTGATGGATAGATAACCACCCGACTGTGCAAGTGAACCATATCTACAGAAGATTTGGAAACACGAAACAACCTGGGAATAACCATCGTTAATAACACGCCAACCAATACCACCGAAGGAAACCATGGTAAATGCCGCAGCAACCATGGATTTACCCTGTTCAGGTTGTACGGAGTCTGCGTTAGTCTCTACCTCTTCTTTGATAATTGGAGTGTTTGGTGACTGAACTTTAGCACCGTCAACCAGAATACCACTAGCACCCAAGAAGGATAGAATTGAACAGTTCTGGATGTATGGAGATCTACTGATGATCGGTTTATCCAGTTTAGTTGCATATCCAATTCTACTAGTTGAAGTTTCAGAAGGATCGTCAAATGCAACTGCAAATCTCCAAGTGGACTGTGGAATACCTGCAACATCAATCGCATCCTTCATTGCGAAACCAGTCAAGTATATACCATTTCTTACCTTGAAGAGGTCCTTACCTTGGTTCAGAGGTCTGATGATAGTATTTCTTAAGTTATCACCAACAACTGCGATATCATCATAAAGAATGATTGGGTTATCTTCTAGGTAGTTACCAGCCTCAACGAAGATACAAACAGGTTGTGACTGTGTTTGTGGATTATCAAGTGCTGGGATAGAACCAATTCCACTAACTGCAGTAGTAACAATACCAACATAGTTGTAAAGGGATTGTCTTACATCAGCACAATCCGCAATACCAAAGTTGATTGAAGTTGGAATACCTGCAAGTGATCCACTAAGAACTGCAGTTGTAAGAATACCAACCAAACTATCGATGGATGCCTGAGTATTTGCACAAACTAGATCACCCTTGTTAGTTCCAATACCAGCATCAAATGGTCTGGTGAAATCTTGGAAATTTAACTGATTGGTGATTGCCTTCTTAGCGTAGTAAGCAAGACTTGTAAATGCGTATCCAGAAATTGATTCTTCTGCAACCAATCCATCTGTTTTAGGATTACCTGCGCCATCGAAGTAGAATTTAGTTGCACGTTGAATATGTTGGTTACTACCAAACGATACATCCATTGTGACTGCATCAATGATATATCCAAGGTCTCTTGCACACTTTCTACCACCTGTGACCATGGTAGTTGCAATACCCACGTTTCCACGAACGTTGGTTTCATAATCAACAACAAAGTAACCATAGTTTGGTGTTGTAGAGATTCCAGAAGTAGAACCTGCTGCAACGGTTGTAGTAACAATACCAGTCAGTGTGGTGATTGTGGATCTTACATTAGCACAGTTACTTGCACTATTGTTATTTCCTGTAAGAGGATCAGCTGGTGCGGTTAGATCAGTTACTCCGAGGAGGTTACAAACTGCAGAGGACATACCAACTGCAGCCTCTGTAAATGCATATGCAGATTCTGTTTCTTCACCGAGTAAACCATTTCCTGTTGGGTTTCCATTCGCATCGAAGTAGAATCCCATGAATCTTCTTGCGTATTCATTACTGCCGCAGAAGATATCGGTGGAGATTGCATCAACAAAGTATCCTAAATCTCTCTTACACTTAGTTTCCGTAGAAGAAATACCTGGATATGTTGCAACAGTAGCCGCCCATGCATAATTTACAATCTCAGCTCTATTCTTTTGAATCAGACGATATGCAGTATAGAATCTAGATCTATCAGTTATAGGACCATCATCACCAGGGAAGTAGAATGAAGGTACATCGGTAACACCAATTGCAACAGAAGCAAGAGACTTATCAATTATTTCTTGTCTATTACCAGTTAGGAGAAGTCTTGCACTCTTATTTCTATTGAAGTAGTTTGCATTATTATTTTCTGGGTCTTGACTGATCGTCAAGTCAAAACTCTGTGTATTTACAGAAGGATCGGTATAATATGTTGGTGGAGTTTGATTATTGACAACATACTGAGTCAAATATCTGAGATATTCAAACGCATAAAGTGCAGGTTCTGTTGTAGTTGAGAATGCGGTAGTACCAAAACCTACTGCACGTGCTCTGACCTGATTATTTCCACCAAATCTGATGTTATAGATTAGATCATCTAATGTATCACCAACATAAGTCTTCCAAATAGCCTGATCATAATCTGGGAAGATTGTTGCGATACCAATATTTTCATAGTTAAATTCAACACTACCAACGACTTCATCAACAATGAAGTCTTTGTTGTTCTCCATCAAGTCGCCAGCATCTAGATATCTCTGACCTGGAATTACGAATGAATCAAAGGATGCTAACTGTGTAGCTCTCTTAATTGTCTTAGTTGGTAGAGTCTTACCATCGTTGGTGTCATCACCGTTAACTGCAGACACATAATATCTGTTCTCATACAGACCTTGACCACCCGTATTGAATCCAATGGTGGCATCTTCTTGTAGAGAAAGGACCTGACCGACCTTACCAAGTCTTGCAGGAAGAACCAAAGTATAATCAGTAGAAACACCAGAATTGGATGTCTTTAAGGTTACATTTCTCGATAATCCTGTTGTTGTGTTAATACCAGATATTGTTACTGCTGACATGATACCAGCATTTGCTACGAAGGTACTGACACCAACAATGTCTCCCGAATCTCCGTCAACAGTAATACCAGTAGTTCCAATACCAATCTTGACTTCTCCACTGACTCTCATATCGCCAGTCATGTGGAAAGTGGTCTGACCTACACCATTAATGGTTGCGGTTCCGAAGGTAGAAACACCAGTATTCTTTTGATCAACACCAAAGATATCTTCGGTTACTGTAAGAATACCAATAACTGCACGATCAAAGTTTGCAGAATCTGCAATGTTACTTCCTTGAATTTGAACTGCGGTAAAGATACCTGTGTTTGCATAAAGGCTGTGAATACCCAAACCAGATGCAAATCCAGTAGTAATTCCTAGATACGTACCAATACCATTGTTGAATTTTAGATTATTGAAATTAGCATCAGCAACATTAATATCAGTAAATATTCCCGCATTGATATATGCTTGATCTATTACAACACTAGTAATACCAACCGAGGATCCAAGTGAAACGACATCAGTTGCAGTAATTCTCGATGCATTTATATTTTCACTAACCGTGAAGTTAGTAGCAAAACCAGTATTAAATCTGAGTTCGTTAGTATTCTGAGTAGTTACATTGACATCAGTAAAGATACCAGAATTGATATATGCGAGAGGAGTTGTAACCTCTTCTATAGCTGCAGCAGTAATAATACCGGTATTAATTTCTGCTGTATTGATATAGGCACTAGCAATTCCTGCAGCAGTAATAATACCAGCAGCAATATTTGCAGTTCCTACTTGCAGTAGTGGGGTATCGAGAGCCGTTGCAACACCAACGTTTGCATAAACATTGGTTGCATATATGTCGGTTACATGAAGTATAGTACCGATACCAACGTCAAAATTTGAAAGATCGACAAAGGAAGTTGTGATACCAACTTCACCAATAACAGAGTTGGTGATATTCAGGTCTGTTATAATACCACTATTAATATACGCAGTGCCACCATAAGAAACGTCGTAATTTAGATTTGTGGATACTAAAGAAGTGATTACACCAGTTCCTGCAGTAATATCACCTGCAGTTACATTGATGGTTCCTACTCTTTCAACTTCTAAGTGACTACCTTCAAATCTTCCATAGTTTGGATTTGTTATCAAGAAGTCTGATGTAATACCAGTTGTTGGACCCCAATAAACGTCTCTCTTAAATGAGATCTG